GTAAAGAGTGTGGAAAAGGCACTGGTTATGTAGAATTTATGCAAAATGTGGAAGCTGCCCTAAATGGTGATGATAACACATACACCGTATCTGATGGTGTTGTTTCTTGGTTTTGTCCCAGTAATATAAAACGTGTGTGGTCTGTTATTGGTGTAGATACCAAGACGCCTTGTGAGCAATCTAGAAAGCTTTCTGATACTACTTTTCTTAGTCAGGGCTTTGTGTTTAATGTTAAACTTAATTGTTGGTTGCCTAATCCTGAAACAGCTAAAGTGCTGAGTTCGTTGATGTATGGTGCGAATGTTGATGATGTCCGTTGGCATTATTTGAGAGCTTGTGCTCTTCGTTTGGATTCATATGCTAATTCTGTTATTCGGAATGTGCTTAAGGGCTATTTAGCTTATTTGGATCGTGTTCATGGAGATGAAATGTTTGGGAGTGTAAATGGAGTTAGTATTTTGGAAATACGTAATGTTTGGAAGTCTGACTTAGCTATTGAAGCTTTATATGGAGGATTGGAACAGAGTGGCGGTGACTGCAAGAACGTAGCGCTACTTAAAATTATCTTTGATCAACTTATATCTGATCTACCTCCTCTTTTTGAATTTAAACAATCTTTAATTTCTCCTATTCAAATGGCTACTCCTGCTCAAAAACTTGCGCGTAAACAACGTAAGAAACAACAAAAGTTAGCCAAGAAGGCCGTGAAACAAACACGTCCTATTCGTAAGAATAAAAAGAAAAATAAAATGCGCAATAGTGTCCGTATGTTTGGTGATGGTAATGATGTTATTGGTCGAATGAATCCTGTTAGGGGCTCTTTAGCCAATCGTCGTGCTTTTACCATTGTTGAGGACGAATTTATTGTGGATATTAATGGTAGTGTGGCTTTTACCAATACTCAATTTCAAGTAAATCCTGGTTCTGCTACTGTTTTCCCATGGGGTTCAAGACCCGCATCTAACTATTCTGAATATGTTTATAATGAAACGTACGACTCTGCAACCATATTCGAATATAAATCAACGCCAATATCGTTTTCGCCGGATCTGATAATTGGTTCATCAATTAAATATACTACGAAAAAAAC